ACAGTAAAGTTATGGGCTGCTGATGTAGTAACAGTTGCTACATTTGATGTTAAAGCAAAGTTAGACACGTTAAATTGTTGTTTAGCGTCTGTTCTACGCAAAATCTCTACTGTTACAAAGTCAACGCCCGTTAATGCGTCTAACGAACTCATTATGTATTGAAGAGGTATTTGGTCGGCAAAAAACACGTTATCTATGTTAAATACTTCTCTTAGTATAGATAAAGCTTGATTTTGCAAAATACTTTGTTTATATTGGGGCAATAAATTTATAGTTACTTCTACGTCAACTCCTACGTATGAAGGAGGAAAATAACTTATGTCAGTTCCAGGAGCGGCTTTTTCTGCAAAATAAGAAGACAGTTCTGTAGTTAGGTTATCAAACACAGCGGTAGTAGATGAGACTCCTCCCGAAACAACAACACCTCGGTCTCCAAATGGTTTTACAAAGAGAAGTATGTGTGAGTACACGTTTGCTTCTGCTACTGCTTTTGCAACTCCTGGAAGTTGAAGAGCAAGCGAAGCGTAGTCTTGCAAAGACACCGCTCTACTCAAAGCTTTTAACGCTAATGGTGCGTTGGTACGAACTGAATCTGTAGTCTCAGGGTCTGAACCGCCAGAAGCAGCGAGGTTGTTGTTTACGGTAACACCTGTTTGTGGGTTTGTTAAAAAGAAAGTTAATTTGTTTAAAGGAACGTTTCCTGCCGCCCCTACCCCTACTCTGTAAGTAGCGTTAATTGTTGCAGCTGATGGAGGAATTCTGCCCCCAATACCGTCACCAAATTGAATATATGTAAACCCTTCAGAATCTGAAAAAGTTGTAAAAACGGGGTCAAATAAATTGCTGTCAATTAAGAAAGCGTTGTATGAATACGCTACTCCGTTTACAGAAATTTGAATACTGTCTACAATAACTGAGTCTTGAGACAGTTTAAATATTTGATTTGGGTTTCCGTTAGAGGTTCCTAACTGTTGTGTAACTGTTTTTCCTTGAGTAGCATCTACTACTGCTGTTCCGTTTACAGAACCAACTTTAGCTGGAACTACAACTGACTCGTCTGTTTCAAACACTACTTGAGTAGTTACTCCGTTTACAATAACAGATGTAGCAATTTGTGTTCCTGCAGGAACTGTTTTGTTAGTAGCACTAGAGTTAGTGAAATTTAATTCAACTACAGCTGGGGTGCTTTCTGTAGGGGTGTAATTAAGCATAGAGGCGATTCTAAGAATGCTGTCTCTTTGGCTGGCAGTAGCTAAAAAGCCCTCACTAGCTGCTCTGTCAATGTAGAAGTTTAGTAGGTCTCCCATATAAGAAAACAGTTCAACCAGAGTAACGCCAAAGTCTGAAGGGTCTCGGTTAGTCCAATTAGGGGCATAATTTGGTATTAAGTTTAAAAGGTCTTCACGAATGGTCTCATAATCCCTAGAGGTGTAGTCCACCTGTGGGATGAATGAAGAGGAAGCGTTTTCAGCCATTAGTTATCTCCTGAATTAAATCACCTGAGGAACTAAGGATAGCGGTTTTTAGCTTAACTGTATCCTCCTCCCCAGTAGGAAGTCTGTAAAAAACGCTCACTTCTAGGGCGCCCTGTTCGGCGTCAAAGACTGGCCTTATGGAAGTTACCTGTAAATCTGGCAACCATTTACTAAAAGCCTCTGTAATTGTTCTGTTTGCTTTTTCTACAGCTAAAGCTTCGTTTTCAAAGACTGTTTGATTTACTAAGCTTCCATAGTTAGGTCGCATTACTCTTTCGCCAAACCTACTCATTAATACTAGTAGTACCCTGTCTTGCCATATTTTTTTAGGGTCAGTTGAATAAGTTAACTCTCCAAAGTTATTGAAAGAAAATGGAAGAGAAATTGCTGAGCTTGCCATTAGTAGACTCCTATCCAAATTGGGAAATTAGCATCTCCACCCTCAAACATAACCCATACTCCTTGGTCAAGTCTTGGAACTAACCTGTGAGGTGCGTGTTCTGCTGTGGTGTTTGTTTCTTGTTCGTCATTCCAAAGTTCGTCAGTATCTGCAGCTGTTTTTTTAGGGTGTTTTAAAGTAGTTGCTCCCGCTTTAGCTACTACCGTTAAGGCTGGAACAGTTTCTGTATCACCTCTTGAGTCTGTAACCGACACAGGTGTTGTAGTTAAAAGTGCTGCAATCTGTGCCGCTGTATGTTCTTGATGGTCAGGGTGGTTTGAATTAGAGGTTACAGGTAGGCACGGCCACGCCCATTCGCTTAAAGCGTTACCTAAAACTTGAGGAACAAGTAGTTTAATTCTTTTATACCCATCAGGGTCTTCGTTTTGTTTACAAATACCTCTGTATACCCCGTAATGTTTATCGCTCATGTTAGCCTCGCTATTCTAGCTGCAACAACTGGAGAGCGTCTAGGTTCTGTTTTTTTAGACACTAGATTTCCTTTATTTGAAGACCAAGTATTATTAGACACCTCAAAGGATTTTTTGACAGGGGCGGTTCTATTTTTTGAGGTAACTAATCTAATATCAGCTGTAGGCTTTAATTGCACAGATGAAGAGATTAGTTGACTTTTTGGTTTTTCTCTTGTCTGTCTAACATTTGGTTTAATTGTCCTGTTTTGAGTTGCTGAGGGTACCTCAGGAGCTCCTGGGATGTTTATACTACCTAGAGAGTCTGTTCCTAAAACTAAATAAGTTGTGTAAAGATTAAAATTTAACTGAGATTCCTCTACACGGTGTTCAGTTTCTAGTATCGTCCAATAACCAGTGTAAGAACCCACTCCGTCTAAATATATTGGTTTACTTGGGGACAGGTTGCCGTTTCCAAAGACTACGGCTGTGGCTCTGTAAGGAAATTTAGAGTTTTCATCTGCAGCTTCGGCTTCGTATGTGGCCGTCTCAAAATCGTTAGCAACGATTGTAGTTGCGTATTTATCAAACAACTGTGTTTGAGATTTTTTTCTAGTAGGCTGCCCCGCTTTTGATTTAGTTACTTGAACTAAGTCACCTGTTCTAGGGTCTATACCCGTAATTGCAGTCGCTGATTTATCTGACATACCGTGAGATAAAGTCTCTCCAATAACAGGGTTAAACTTGTAGATATTTTTATCTGTTTTTCTTCCGTATTCGCCTTTAACGTAATAAAGAGCTTCAGAGATACCTTCTGTAAATTCTTTTAGGTGGGGTTGAAAATATAGTGTTGTTCCTTCTACGTTTAAACTATAACCAGATTGTTTAGCTAATTTTCTTAAAAACTCCCAGTCCGTTAGACCAGCCTGTGATATTTGTGGGTACACTCTTGGATGGGGTTCAATTTTGTATGAGAAACCGTTTTCTACTGCAATTTTTTGAGCAATCTCACTTGCAGTAACGTTTCTAAAAATATCTTGGCTAGCTTGTCTCATTACGTAAGAAGCTCCAATTGCCGATACCTCAATAAAGTTTGACACCGAATCCATATCAGCTTTAACGTCATGAACGTACCCTACAAATTCTCTTTTACCAATAGATAATGTTATAGGGGTTCCTGGCTTTACCCTTGAAATGTCTACAGACCAGTCTCTAAATTGAATTGAAGCGAACTCGTGGTCAAACAAACCCTGTCTAATGTAAGCAGAGAATACTCGCTCTGGTTGAGCAGCACTAGTAGGAAAAGACACGCGTACTTGATTAAACACTAGGAATCCTTAGAAGAGTTCCTGGAGCAATGTTTTGTAAGTCTTCAACTTCAGGGTTTGCTTCCATAATTATCCACCAATACCCAGGTTTACCGTAAAATTTCATAGCAATGTTGTCTAGTCTTTCACCTTGTTTGTATGGATATTCTCTGTAGGTTAAAACTCCAAGCTCATCAAATTCGTAAAAAACCACAGGGTACGAGTCGCCATCAGGCTCAAAAGAAATAAAGTCAACAACGGAAAGCTCGTAACGTGAACCTAATCTAATTGTCATTTTTTATCCTTAATTTCCAACCGCGGTTGCAAGCGCTAGTCCTGATGTAGCAAGTACTTGTAGAGAAATGCTTAAATCACTTCTAATTGGAACCATGTCAGGAGTAAAGGATGTGTGAGTTACGCTTAAACTGTTTACATACCCTTGGTATGAAAGTGGTCCAATGTCAATGTTTAACAAAGTTGGCATTAGGTACCCAATGTCTGCAGTTTGTATACCTCTTCGGTTTGTCCATTTCATACTACCTGCACCATCACCGTTAATGGTTTTATATAAAAATTCAATATCAGCAAGGGTTCCTCTTGTAAAC